CTACACGAGCGTTCTCTTCTTTTACTACATGGGCAGCAGCCGTTAAGTCGATGTCATCTGCGAGCACCCGACCAGAAGCAATGCCCGTCATCGAAACTCCGACAAGAGCATCCTTCTCTGTAGTCCGCTGCCAAACTGGGCGAAGATAATGAAAGTCTGTATAGCCAGCTTGAAGCGTGCCAATAAAAGTAGCCGCACGAACACGATCTTCAAGGTCTTGCTGATTCTTGATATTGCTGACGTTTACTTCGGTCAAGTTACAGAACTGGAATGGGCGTAAGCCAATCTCGCAGCAGGGGTTGGTTCCCCAGTCCTTATCGTTTGATAAATAAATCCCAGGCTCGCCGGCGTTGGATGCTTCTACACGCTTCCATAAGTCTAAGAAGAATTCTTTTGTAATCCTGTGCCGCAAAAGCACAGCAGAGTTGTTGGCTCGGCCACGTTGTGGGTTGGTCTCCCACCAGTTGCCAGACTTACAGGAAATCATCTCAAGATCATCTGCGGAGAACAAAGAGATAAGAGCAGCACGGCGAATGCCGCCAGCCAACACAGCGTCAGCAATGTGGCAAACAATGTCGTGGACCTCAATAGCCGACAGTTTGTCGCCATCGTTCCTCTCGTTGAGTACACCCTCAACCTTGACCAAACACTCTTTGAGTGGCTGGGGTCCTGGGGCTTTGCCGCCAGAGGTTACAAGGCGAGCGCCCTTAGGGCGAATATCACTATAATCAAATCGTAGCTTCGAGCCACCATAGAAGTAGCTACGGACAAGATGCTTGACGGCATCTGCCCAACCTTCGATACTATCATTTACTAAATACCTCCGTGATCGGTTTGGGTTTGGTTTGTGAATCTCTGGGAGTTCATCGACGTGATGTTGCTGAACAGAGTAGCCAACACCTGTTCCGCCGAGCAGCAAAAACATAATCTCGCCGAACACACGCCAGTCATCCACAGGAGCATAGGCGCAGTTGAATACACGATTGGGCGAGATCTCGATTGGCTTGCCGGCAAATTGCATAGAACGCATTGAAGGAAGTACCTTCTTATCTAACACAGACTTGTATGTAGTTACAATCTCAGCCTTAAGGTTGGGATATTTCTTGATATGCATTTCCATGTTGCGGGTTACAAGTTCATCCCATGTTTCACGCCGTTGGTGTTCCGGTAAATAGCGAGCATACTTCATGTACACCGTAATGTCTGAGAGGATTTGAGTTGAAATGTCTGTGTTATTCATGCTGGCTGGACTCCTTGTTCTTGTTGTTCTTGACCTACAGCACGCTGTTTAGCGTCAGCTTGCTGCTTTCTTTGTGCTTGAAATTTTTTGTACTTCTGCCGCAAGAGTTCGTCTTGCTCAGCCTTGGTTTTCACCACTACGGCATCAATAGACGAGTCTTCGTCTGGGGGGAGAACCTTGAGATGAACTTTGGCCGTATCAATCTCCATTGGGAAGACGATGCCATCAATGCCGTTACGGTTCTTTGCCACAAACATGCGCCCCTTGTTCTCAGTCTTATCTTCCATCGTGCGGGAGATAGAACAGATAAAGTCAGCCACAAAGCACTTGCTAAATGCTTCACTGATAGATTCCATCGTGATGACCTCGGCATTTAATCCGCTGCGGTTGGTCTGGGATGCTGTCCACACTGGGATGTCCCATACCTGTCCGATGGCTCGCAACTCTTCATAGATGTTTCCAAGGCTATGACGTAGCTCCTGGGTTTTGAAACCAGATGCTGTAGGCTTCAAAAGATCAGCATAGTCCACGATAATCATATCAGGGTTAACTCCCTTTTGTTTTAGTTTTTCTAGGTGTGTTGAAATTGTACGAGTGGATGCCGACTTGGTAGGGTATTCTTTAATGATGAGTTGTCCAGGGATGTGTTCAACTGCCATCATAATAGAATCTTTCATTGACATAAGATCCTGAAGCCTGATACCTGTGATACACGAATCATAACGCTGACCAACAACAGTATCAGCCAGTTCTAGGGTATAGTGAACCACTGTCTTGCCTTTTACTACTGCCATTGCTCCAAGGTGAGCTAGCGCCATAGACTTACCAGCACCAGTGGGGGCGACAACGACGCCAAGCTCACGCTTCCCAAGTCCACCCTTGGTAATATTATCAATCTCATCCCAGGCAGTTGAGACAGGGTTACGCATTTTAAGTTCAAAACGATCGAGCACATCCTTATGATAGTCATGACCATGATCATTATCAGCCCCTAAATTCATGGCATCATTTATTGTTTTTTGTATCTGCTCAAAGCTTTGGCTTTGTAAAAGGCCTACCGATTTAAGGATAGCTTCTTTGAGTTTTTGCTTTTTACAAAAGTCAAGCGACTTTTCTTTTACATACTCTTGATCCTCATCCCCTATGGAGTTGCTCTTGATCCGAGCCATAAAGTCGATGACCTGCTTGATAATACTGCTAGAGTAATCTTCGGTCTGAGTGCGAACGACTGAGACCATTGCCTCATAGGTCGGGTGGGGGTAGTCCCTCTTGTGCTGAAACAAAAGATCCACAAAGACTTGTAAGTATTTTAGTTCAAGGTAGCTAGTGTCTAACACTTCCTCCACCTGGCTGGCGAAGTGGCGGTCAAACAGAATAGTTTTAACGAGCTTTTCTTGGAAGTTTTTTCCAAATTTACTGAAAGTCTCTTCCTCAACTTGATGATCAGTCATCGGCTACCTCTTGATTGTAAAACATTATACACAGAAAATAAAAATGTGTAAGAAATTCTCATTATTTTCTATGAGAACTCAACATCACCATAAGATCATCTATGTTTAGAGTACCAATTCCGTCTTTTAGGAGCATTTTTCTAATTTCTGAGCGATTGAGAACAACCCCGTCATTCTTAATCGCATATTTGAGCTTGTTCACTCCCTGTGACGATATGGTAGAGGTATATAGCTGCATGATTTCGTAATTTGAAGCAATAATATCTTTGTTTTCCAGAACGTTTTGATAAGCCTTGATTTTAGAATTATTATTTTTTGCGTGGGTCAGAATGTCTTGCAAACCATAGTCCTTGTTTTCCGAAAGGAAGGAAAATCTTTTAGCTACTGTCGCTAGACCAAGACCTTTAACCCCCTCAAGGTTATCTGACTTGTCCCCGGTGATGGCTCGTGCCCAAGCAAAGTTACGAGGATGGATGCTATACTGCTCAAGCACCTCATTCTTATTAAGAACTTCTTCATTCTTTCCGGGGCGGACAAGTACTGTCTTGTCGTCACAAAGCTGGATGAAGTCCTTATCATTAGAGATGATCAACTTTTGCCACTCAGTATACTCGTTACAGTGACACAACCATGCAATCACGTCGTCAGCTTCCACATTTTCTACTGCAAGCTGAAGGACAGGGAGGTGATCCAAGTATTCTGTGAGCCTGATGACTTGTTGATATTTGTTTTCTTTCTCTTCTTCAGGGGTGGAAAACTCATACTCTCGGTTAAGTTTGGGGGCCTTGCGACCTACCTTGTAATTCTTGTTTTTCTCTCTACGAGCTTGGGAGCCGCCAGGTCCTTCCCAGCAAATAGCTACTCGGTCAGGTTTAGCTCGGCGAACCTCTTTCTGTAAGGATCGCATAAACCCAGTCAATCCCCCAATGGGACTGCCGTTAATATCTAATTGAGGAGACATAACATAGTTTCTAATGAACATGTTCTGTCCGTCAATAATAAGTAATCGCTTCATCTCTCTTCTCCATCGAACTCTAATATACCAGTTCCGCAACCAGTCGTAAATATTGCCCTCTTAAGACCATATTTGCTGATAAGACCTTGGCACATCTCGCAAGGACTCGACATCCCTGTTTTTTGATTTCTGCCTTTGCGAGCCACATAAATGGTCGCACCCTTTAAATGTTCTTTATTTTTTACCTTTAGGATCGCATCCATCTCAGCGTGGATAGTGCGGGTGAAAACCTCGCCGTCTTCATCAATACCTACGGAGTCAGGATGGGTCTTATCTCGGTTTCTGCCAACAGATAGAACCCGACCCGCCTTTACAATAACAGCAGCGTGGCGGTGCTGAATGTCTTGGCTGTAGTCTTCTCCGTCGATGCGCCGAAGAGCCAGTCTGAGAAACTTGTCACGAATCTCGTTTGTCGGGTCGGATTCCACTGTTGGTTCATTCCTTACTTCTTCCCTATTCTATACTCATCCTCTAGAATGTCAAGAACTCTTTTACGAAATTTCTTGTCTTCTAGGAGGTCTTGAAACTCTTTAGCTTGGAACTTCTTATCTTTGCCGTCAACGTTGACAGTATACCAAGCGCCGCTGCGAATACAGCCAGGCGTGCCAGCGATAGCACTAAGCCAGGAACCTTCATCATCAACGCCAACACGGTCGTTAGCAAGGTCAAATAATACATCGAACTGGCAACTCCTTGGCGATGGTCCGAAGCGAGACTTCATCGTCTTGGCACTGGTATGGAAACCAATGACCTGCTTCTTCTCGTTTAGAATCTGACCGTTGGCTTTTCCCTTGTGCTGGGTCAGCCAGATACGACTGGAAGCGTGGTAGGGTAGTGCCTTACCACCTGGCTCCACTCGGTTGTCCCCGAACATCACGCCGATGTTAGTCTTCAACTGGTTAGTGAAAACCATAGCGATCTGAGCCTTGCCAAGTGTCTCCGTTACTTTCCGCATACCTTTGGCTAGTGCCTTGGCAGTCAGACCGATACGGCTGTTGGGATCATAGTCCCCTTCAATCTCAGCCTTGACTGGAGTTCCAGCAACACTGTCCCACACAATACAGACTAGCTTATCAGGGGCCTTCTCCCTGATGAGTCCGATGAGACGTTCAATAGTTTCGAACACCTCTTCAATCGTGCCGGGCTGAACATACATAAAGTTGTTCTTTGTATCAAGGCCTAGTTGTTCCATAAAATCTGGGGAGGCTGCGTTCTCTGTATCAATATAAACAGCGACGCCTCCCATCTTTTGTGTGTTCGCTAGAATCTGAGTCACAACAAGACTCTTGCCACTAGCAGACTCACCAGCAATCGTGGTAAGTTTGCCAACAGGGATCCCGCCGTCTCTGCGGTTGGAAATAATATAATCCAAAAGCGTTGAGCCGGTTGAAATCCAAGTCTTTACATCCGTGGGGTTGTCCCCGTGTAAATCATACGCAATATTTTCTTTAGCTGCCTTGTTTAATTCGTTGCGCAAATCATTTACAAGGCTAGCTTGAGCCGCTTTAGCCATTTAAACTCCATTTCCATAGGGAGGGGCACCTGTAACCCCGTGCCCCCCTGCGGGTGCTGGTCAACTATGACAGCAAATCGTTAAACGCTGACTCAATGTCCTGAACACCTTCGATGCCCGTATCCTTTTGGGCTGGGGTGTTATTGCTATAACGAGTAGACTCCGAGGTAGTTGTGGTCTCGGTGTCAGATTCGCCTAAGGTATCATTAAGAACCTTTTGGCAAGCCTCGTAAGTAGCAACTTCAAAAACATCCGCAGCGACTTTGATGGTTTCAAGAAGAGTGTTGATTTCTTCTTCGGTCTTCGCCAAGGGTGAGGTGCGGCGCATAGGGCGCACATCAGTCGTTGGGAATGATTGACCCGACTTCTTGCCGTAGT